GTATCTTTCTGTCATTTTTTGTCTACTTTCTTAATTGCATATCTATTTCTCCTTTGTTTCCATTCCTGTAACCACTGATTTGGTGCTGGTTTAAAATTAACAATCCAATGCGCAGGAACCAACCATGCATAATGCTCTGTCTGATGAAAAGCTATATATTGAAGTGCGAATATTTTTATCCCATCTTCTTCAACTGTCGCCTGGAATCTCCAGAAAACAGGCATTCCATCATGTTCAGTTTCTGATTCAGGAAAAGGTACGCTCCATGATTTTGTCATATATCACCTCAAATAAGTGGTTTGCTGCCTAATTTCATTTTCTGGCGACCAACACAAGTCATCTTGCCGTCAGTTGTTTTGATTTCCGGTAGCCTGCCGCGTAAAGAGCTACGTTTGGAAGACATACACCAGTTTCTGGTTGCTTATGTCCAAACTCATTCGCGTACACAATGGCCGCTCGCTCCAGATTGCGTCTGTATTCTTTCTGTTGCCAGATCACGTCCTGTGCCATGAACTTAATTGGCTTAGCGTCTTCTATGCGCTCAGGCGTTTCGTGAGTACCTTTAGCCTGAATCTGCGCTCTGCTTAGAGTAGGGCGGTGTAATACTTCTGAACTTATTGCTTCTTCGCGGGCCAGCACGCCGTTAGCTAATGCCTTTGCCTTTAAACGCTCACGACGACGAGAACGTGAATTGCCTTTGAACTGAGTTCTGCGTGTCATATAGACCTCCTGATGAACTTTGGTGGTGTGGTAGGTGGGAGACCCATTTCGACCTGTTTCGGCCTACTTCAATTCGGCAATAGTCCCGCAGGCCTCGCCGCTTTACGTGCGACATATTCCCGTCCATGAACCCTTCACCACACCCCAAAGTTCACTTTGGTTATTGCGCTTTGTCAGCGCCGTAGATTCATATTCGAATCGTTGTATATTCACCGCCCTGGTGAGTAATGCGTCCTGCTGATGACGATAATAATGAACCAATAGTTCGACATTATCAAGAACTATTGGTACGAATTTTGGTGATTTATTAACTCTACGAAGTATGATTCTGATATATAAGGAAATTTATTTTTGAAAATGTGGCTGATGAAGGTTATGCGGCAGGGATCATAACTGCATGGTTTAGCGAGTTACATCAATAAATACAATTGGTTATGTTTTTTAGGTGGGGGGATCGTGAGGCAAAGAAAACCCGGCGCTGAGGCCGGGCTAGATTTTAAAGTATTTATCTTTTAGAGATGTAGATGTAAAACTTTTCGCCTTTGAAAATTTTTTGTCATCAGAAGGGCTTATGAACTCATCTTTTTTGTAGGGAACCGCTAATGCTGCATCACGTCTGCGAGGCAGCTTGCTTACTTCCTCGCGCTTTTTCATGATCAGTTATCCTTTAATAACCTATACAGTTTTGTAGGGGTACATCCTGAGGATATTGTTAAGTTCGTAGCACGCCTTTTCCGCCCATCATCGTATAAACGAAAACCAGTAGTAGACGAATTTTCTGCGTCAAAAACTATAGACAGTATAGCGTCCCCAGACTTTTTTTGCCATTCGCATGTGCCGTTAGTTGGTTTCGTCATCTGTAGACGCCAGTCAAGAACGCCATCACTTATAGCTGAGAGATCGTTTAGTACATCTAGTACGGATTGATATCTTTCATTTGGATCTACATGAATGCATTTGTTCACTATTGTTATTAATTTTTTATGTATATGGGGAGGATACTCTTTTAATGGATAGCAGCCATTAATTATCGACTCTCTGAGTTGTTCAATCGTGCTAAATGCAGATCTTTCTCTTTCAAAATTATCATGTCCAACACACATTCTATATATGGTTAATCCTGCCTGATATATGTCATATGTGAAATTATAATCATTTGTTGATAAAGAAAAATATTCCGGTGGCACATGAAAATGATATCCAAACTCAGGCGCAGCTCTCGATTCCTCATTGACTAACTGAGATAATCCAAAGTCAGATAGCATGGCCTCATTTCTGTTTGATATCATAATGTTATTAGGTTTTATATCAAAATGCATAAGACCTTTTGAGTGTATATGATAAAGTCCACTTAAAAATTGAATGGAATACCGTATTATCTCCCTGCTTGTAAGATTATTTTTTTTCATTAATTGGTTTAGCGAACCATTATGATAAAATGGCATGGCTATATAGATATTGCTCTCACATTGAGCAGCATACTGAACTTGCACAATATTTGGATGTGCATGTTTATAGAGAAGCCTTGCTTCATTAAAGTAGTCGTCGTGGTTAGTGTTTTCTTTTTTTTCTATTTCTTTAATCACCAAGTCATGAGCTAGGTGTCTGTCATGAGCCAGATATACTTTTGAAAAACAACCCTGTTCTTCTAGATCACTAATCCATTCGAATTCTACATCAGCTCTTTTGTATGGAGTTAGCATCCCCTTACCTCCGCAGATAGTGCAGCCAAAACAGCTTCATTTGTTTCAGTTGTAAAACCAGAATTATCGATTCCATTTATATTGCGGTGTGACTTCAATATTTCTTTATACTCGATCTCTGTTAGGTTCAATGATGATTTCATGCCAGATTTTCTAATAGTGTAATATTTTCTTACATCACTGCTTGAAAATGCTTCTTGAATAACAGCTTCTATATAAAGGCGGTCAATGCTAAGATTATCAGAGTTTGATTCAGTAACGCGTATGGCAGCTAATTCAACATTATATAAATTAAGAATGTCGAGGATGTTATTTCTCACATGCTTTAATTTTTCTGGTGTGTCTAAGGTCGAAGGTATTTTAATAACATCAACACATTTGAGTGCAGACTCATTAGTGCAATATACAACAAAAGATGTAACTTTGGGCGCCGCTCTAACACCTAGTATTCTCATTTTTTATATCCTATTTTAGAATCAGGCCGCATCTCTGCGACCATCCATCATCCAAACGTCTCTTCACTCATCCGAAGAAGCAGCAATCCGGGTCAGCACGCACAAGCTCAAGCGCATCAGTCAGCGAAAGTTCAGTACTGTACTGATGCCATTTCATATCCTTCCGCATCCAATAGATTTTCCATCTATCCAGAGAACGTATGTACTTGATTCTTGCTGATGGCAGGATGTTTGTTTCACCTGGATTGCCCTGCCACACGGGGCGCTGTTCGCCGATATCTATCGTTTGGTCATTGATGCTATAAACAATATCCAGTTCATTGCGGATATGTTCAGGCGGCCTTATGCTTTCAATGAATTGGTGAACTTCTTTTTTTACTGCTTGATATTCAAGGTCATTGAACGCCATCTATCCTCCTTACCCAAACGTCTCTTCAGGCCACTGGTTACCAGCTATGTGACGATGAAGTCACGAACTTTTCAGCCACTCCCTTGCCTCGATGTCATCCAGATGGCGAGATTGCTTCAGAATACCAGCTACATACTCCACCTTTGCTACTTGATGATAAGGCAACGTTATAGGCCTGTGATCCTGGTTAATGCTTGTAAATTGGTATTCTCCATCTCTGTCATAGCCAAGAACCTTAATCATGTTGTGTCCTTCAACGGTTCTGACAAACACCTCATCACCCGGGAATACTTTGGTGTTAGGCTCAATGAGTACATATTCTCCTGATTTTATTCTGGGCCACATGCTGTCTCCTTTCACACGAAGACCAAAGGCATCTGGATCATCGCTATAAATTTTGAGCCACCCATCGCGCTCTTCGGTCATCTCGATGGCACCATCAACACCAAGAATTGCCTCACCAACCACGCGCACTAACCCTTTTTTTAATTTGCCAACAAATGAAAGAGTATCTTCATCATTCGCTCCATTTAACGAAGTGCCGTGCTGAAGCCAAACAACATCAACGTTTAGAAATTTCGCAAGCGCATTCATTTTTTCCTGACGCGGTAAAGACTCAGCATTAAACCATTTGCTAACGCCTTTGGACGAAAGAGAAAGGGCACGGGCTATAGCCATTCCCCTACCATGTTCATCAAGACCAGCTTCTTTACAGGCTTGCGCTAGCCGCTGGGCGAATTCTTTGCGCACTTTTTCATTCTGAACCATGAGTACGATACTAAAGCACTTGCAAAAACTTTCAGTTCAACCATAATACGTACTGAAAGTACGAAAAAGGATATTCCTATGCAAAATCTTGATGAGCCGATTAAAGGTGTCGGCATCCCTGAAGTTGCGAAGGCTTGTGGAGTTAGCGAAAGGGCTGTCTATAAGTGGCTCAAAAACGGCTTCCTCCCTAAGACTGAGTTTTTTGGGAAAACTAAATACGCATCAAAAATCGAAGAGATTTCTGGTGGCAAATATCAAGCAAGCGAAATGCTTGAAATAAGCAAAAAGAACCTTCTGGCTGCATAAGTAACACCGCTATTTTCACAATGGACATTCGTCCTACGTCGCTGACAAAGCGAGTCCCAATATATCTGACCAACTAAGGCCATATGCGTTTCCACGCATACCTTTCAACTAGCTATTCACTATTGGAAATCTTAAGAAATGGAACAAACAAGTTACAGCAAACTATCCCAGCGTGACGTTGATCGCGCAGAAACAGATTTACTCATCAACCTGTCAACGCTTACCCAGCGCGGTCTGGCAAAGATGATTGGCTGTCATGAATCGAAGATAAGCAGAACAGACTGGAGGTTTATAGCTTCGGTCTTGTGTGCTTTCGGAATGGCATCAGACATCAGTCCGATTAGCAGGGCTTTTAAGTATGCGCTTGATGAAATCACAAAGAAAAAATCCCCGGTGGCCGCCGGGGACTCTAAGCAAATTGATATGCAATTCTGAGGGAATTACTGGATCAATCCACAGGAGTCATTATGACAAAACAACTCAGTCCTTACCAGGACAAAATTCACAAACACATACTACGTGATCGCTTCCTGTCCAGCTTCAAGCAGCCTGGTCGATTCCGGGCTGAGTTGGAAAAAGTGAAGCTGATGCAGAAGGAGAAAGGTCATGAGTAACATATCTAATCTAGCCGAAGCCAGAGAGGCCAGAAGGCTACAACAACCGCATCAAAGCAGCGGTAAGGGGTATGCCTTGCTGCACCGTAAAATTATGGATGTGCCGTTTTACAAGGACGCAGAAGCTGCGCATCTGTGGGTTCACTTAATCCTCAAAGCAAAGCATACGCCTGAGTATGTAATGACTGACGCAGGAGAAATTCTGCTAGGCAGAGGGAAGCTACTTGGCGGTAGAAACTCTCTGGCGTTTGAAACAGGACTCAAACCAGATCGCGTTCAGTACCTGCTTAGAAAGTTCAAAAAACTCGGCATGATTGACTGGGTTTCACACGGTAAATTCTCAGTTTTCTCGGTAGAGAAATATGACGATTATCAGTCAAATTTTGTACCAGCAGATTACCAGCAAATTACCACAGCAATAAATGCCTGCAAGCATACTGTACCAGCGATACCAGCTCACAGTGTATAATATTATCTCTAATACTGACGTATTAGAGAGTACCGCAGCAGACAAAAAGTCTGACAAGAAAAAACCTTCCGTTAGCTGTCAGGATGTTGTCGATGCTTACCACGAAATCCTTCCTGAAGCGCCAAAAATCCGCGCACTGAATGACAAGCGTAAAAACCAGATCCGAACGTTCTGGCGCAAAGCCGGAGTGATAACCCGCCAGCTTGACGGGCATGGGTTCACGATGCAGGACTGGAGAAATTATTTGAGCTACGTAGGCGAAAATTGCCGATGGATGTTCGAAGAGCGCCCAAACCATCAGCGCGGAACCGTCTGGCACAAAAAGGGATTTGATTTCCTGCTTAACGACAATACCTACCTGAAAGTTCGTGAGGGTGAACACGATGACCGATAATTTTTATGCGCCGCCCCATAGCATCGAGGCAGAGCAGGCGGTGATTGGTGGATTGCTTCTGGATGATGACAGCAGTGAGCGCGTCCAGAAAGTTCTGGCGATGCTGAAGCCCGATTCATTTTACAGCCGACCACACAAAATCCTTTTCGAAGAAATAACCAGAATGCACCGGGAGCAAAAGCCAGTAGATGGCCTGACGCTTTTCGATGAACTGGAGCGTAAATCGTTAACGGCGTCTGTTGGCGGTTTTGCTTATATCGCTGAGATCGCAAAGAACACGCCGAGCGCCGCAAACATCGTTGCCTATGCAATGCAGGTTCGCGAAACCGCAATGGAACGCTACGCCATCAACCGCATGACTGAAGCGACGGAATTGCTCTATTCCCGCAACGGAATGACTGCGACGCAGAAGTACGAAGCTATTCAGGCGATTTTCACGCAACTGACAGACCATGCAAAAACCGGATCGCGTCGCGGCCTTCGCTCATTTGGCGAGGTCATGGAAGACTGGGTTAGCGACCTTGAGAAGCGATTTGACCCATCAGGCGAACAACGGGGAATGAGCACAGGGATCCCATCGCTGGACAGGATGCTGTCACCGAAAGGTCTGGTGAAAGGCTCTCTGTTTGTCATTGGCGCTCGCCCTAAGATGGGGAAAACGACGCTATACAGCCAGATGGCAATCAATTGCGCAGTGCATGAGAAAAAGCCCGCTCTGATGTTCAGCCTTGAAATGCCAGGTGATCAGATACTGGAAAAACTGGTAGGGCAGAAGTCTGGTGTTAACCCGAATATTTTTTACCTTCCGGCGACAAATGACGCCGATGACGGCTATCAGGGTGATTACGATGGTGACTTCAACAGGGCGATCGAAACAGCCAATCGCTTGAGTGAAATCGACATGCTTTACATCGACGACACGCCGGGATTATCTCTGGCTCAAATCGTCAGCGAAAGCCGTCGAATCAAGCGAGAAAAAGGATGTGTTGGCATGATTCTGGTCGATTACCTGACACTAATGACCGCTGAGAAGGCCGATCGCAACGACCTTGCTTACGGCATGATCACCAAAGGACTGAAGAACCTTGCCAAAGAGCTTGATTGCGTTGTTGTGCTTCTGACGCAACTTAACCGCGCACTGGAAAGCCGAACCAATAAACGCCCATTACCAAGTGACTCACGAGATACAGGGCAGATTGAACAGGATTGCGATTATTGGGTGGGGATCCATCGTGAAGGTGCTTTTGATGACAGTGTTCCACCTGGTGAAACCGAACTAATCCTTCGTCTCAATCGTCATGGCAATACCGGCACGGTGTATTGCATTCAGGCAAATGGCGCTATTTATGACACAGACCAACAGTCTGCTGAAATGCGCCGACGTGAACGCGAGGAACCGCAGTCCAAGAAGAAAGGAGGATTCTGATGAATAAAAAACAATTAGCCATTCTCGAAAAGGCATGGGATGCGCAAATATCATACGCTTTGAAAGAACAGGCACTACCAATAATCCAGACCAAATCGAAAATAGCCAGGCAGTTATGCGATGACGGATTCCTGAACGAAGTTGAGATTACGCACCAGATGGTAACGTTCAAAGGGTATGAGATAAATCATCATGGTATAGCGGCGTATTGCTCCCATCTTCCTGATGACGTTGACATTGATGAAATGGAAAGGGAGATGAAGCAATGACCATCTACATCACTGAGTTAATAACAGGCCTGCTGTAATCGCAGGCCTTTTTATTTGGGGGAGAGGGAAGTGAACGATAGCTACCGACAGTTTGAAAACTGGTGGTCAAAAGACAAAAGCCAGTTCACGGGAGACGATGAATTAAAAGAGTTTGCCTGGGTGATATGGCAGGCATCGCGCTCTGCTATTGAACTGGATATCGACTGGCCCGAATCGAATGACGACCTTTGGAAAGATGGTGAAGAAGGTGCTTATGCGATGGGTTATGAGGATGGGCGTGACAAAACGGTAATTGCAGTAATGAAAGCCATCAGGGCCGCAGGAATCAAAGAAAAGAATTTCGATTAAGCAAATATCACTTCAATAAATCGCTTTTAAGGCATCACAATCGCTCTGTGGTGAGGTAAGCACGTGCAAGGTATACCGATAAGCAGCGAGAATGAAAAATGCGTCAGAATGCGTTTGAGGAGGTTTTAAGAAATGAGTACGATAGCTGAGCTTGTCAGGGCTAATTTTCGTGAAGAGTTGGTGCGTTGGTATCGGTATCGTTCATCGTCCAGTTTGCCGCTTGATGAGTTGTATGAGCACTCACCTGCCGCACGACGCTATCCGCGTGACCGTGTTCTTCGACGGTTGTTCAAACTCAACAATGAGTTTCAGCGCAACAGAATTATCCGGAGTCTGGATTTAAAGTGAAGGAGTGAGCATGAGCGACCTATCATTAACCCAGCCAAAGCTAAAAGAATGTCCGTTTTGCGGCGGTAATGCTCGTCTGTGGGTTGAGGCCGGAATAAATATTGATGTGTGGGGCTATGCAGAATGTGACCTCTGTGAAGCCAGGGGGGCATGGGCACCATCAGTTGCTGCGGCGGCTGAAAAATGGAACCGGAGAGCAGGAGATGAAGCAAACCTTTCTGCTTCGCAACGAAGCAATCAGAAATAACGCCATAGACGCCATTCTCTCACTACCCATCGACGACAAGTCACCCCACGAAGTCCACGTTAAAGAACCCAAGCGCAGCAAAGCGCAGAATGACCGTATGTGGCCGATGCTGAACGATGTTTCGCGTCAGGTGCTATGGCATGGTCAACGGCTGGCGCCGGAAGACTGGAAAGACCTGTTCACTGCCCTGTGGCTTAAGACCAAAAAACTGGAGCAACGAAGTGTGCCTGGTATCGACGGTGGCGTTGTCATGCTTGGCGTGCGTACCAGCAAAATGCGGAAGGCCAGCATGACTGAGCTTATCGAAATCATGTTCTGGTTCGGCTCAGAGCGCAACGTGCGGTGGAGTGATGACTCCCGGCGAGAGTATGAATGGTCACAACGAAAAGGTAGGGCTGCATGACTATCAAATCAAATACGCCAGCACACGACAAGGACTGCTGGCAAACGCCGCTTTGGCTTTTTGATGCACTGGATATTGAGTTTGGATTCTGGCTGGATTCGGCAGCGAGCGACAAAAATGCTCTGTGCGCTCACTGGCTAACTGAGGCCGACGACGCGCTCAATTCTGAGTGGGTAAGCCACGGTGCAATCTGGAATAACCCACCGTACAGCAATATCAGGCCGTGGGTGGAAAAAGCCGCTGAGCAGTGCATACAACAGCGACAGACGGTAGTTATGCTTGTGCCAGAGGATATGTCAGTCGGATGGTTCAGCAAGGCTCTGGAGAGTGTTGACGAAGTTCGCATCATCACTGATGGACGGATTAATTTTATCGAACCATCGACAGGGCTGGAGAAGAAGGGAAACAGCAAAGGCTCCATGCTGCTGATTTGGCGACCGTTCATCAGTCCTCGACGAATGTTTACTACTGTATCCAAAGCGGCATTGATGGCGATCGGGCAGGGCGTCAGGAGGGCGGCATGAGGCGACAGCGACGAAGTATCACCGACATCATCTGCGAAAACTGCAAATACCTTCCAACGAAACGCTCCAGAAATAAACGCAAGCCAATCCCAAAAGAATCTGACGTAAAAACCTTCAATTACACGGCTCACCTGTGGGATATCCGGTGGCTAAGACATCGTGCGAGGAAAACAAGGTGATTGACGCGATGATTTATTCGGGGCTATATTCCTCACGCGCCAGCAAAATCTGGCGTCGGGATTGGCGTCCTGGATAGAGACCGCGACAGATACACGCCGCGAGCGTGTTTTTTATTGTCGTATGCACGCGCACATCTGAATTATGGTGGGCTGTGTGGGGGCGGAGAGATCCGCGCCGGTCGGTTTCCCGGTTACGCCAACCCTGCACAGTTCACCACCAGAAGATTGGCGTCGTCGGTGGTGAGTTATTAAGAAACCACTCGAGGGCGTCATTATGACAACTCAAATCTCTGTTGAAACTCTCTCCCCGATCACCCATAACCAGATTCCTGTTATTACCACCGAACTTTTGGCGCAGTTGTACGGTGCTGAAGTTAAGAACATTCAAAATAACTACGCCAGAAATGCTGAGCGCTTTATTGAAGGAAAGCATTTTTTCAAAGTGGCTGGCGATGCCCTGAAAAATTTGCGGGTAGCTTTAAACTACTCACAAAATTTGCAACCATCTTTAAGAGGGTTACAAATTTCCCCGAAAGCCCGCTCCCTCATCCTCTGGACAGAACGAGGCGCAGCCCGTCATGCAAAAATGCTCGAAACCGATCAGGCGTGGGAGGTGTTCGAAAAACTGGAAGACTGCTATTTCAGCCAGTGCAAGAAAAATACTGGCAAACAAGAGAAGAGCACCAACGAGCTTTCCGCAAAAGAAGCAAACAGCCTTGTATGGTTATGGGATTATGCTAACCGCTCACAGGCATTATTCCGCGAACTGTATCCGGCGCTAAAACAAATTCAATCGAACTATTCCGGCAGATGCTACGACTACGGTCATGAGTTTTCGTATGTTATCGGAATGGCGAGAGATGTTTTAATCAACCACACACGAGATGTTGATATTAATGAGCCAGACGGACCAACGAACCTTTCCGCATGGGTAAGGCTTAAGAACAAAGAGTTGCCGCCTTCACTGCATCGCTACTGACAATTGACAACTTAACAAACCCAGCTTCGGCTGGGTTTTTATTACTGAATTTTCAATGTGAGAGGACATGACAATGAATGAGCTGATAAATAGCAGTATCATCAAAATGACAAGCATTGAAATCGCTGAGTTAGTGGGAAGTCGTCCAGATAACGTAAAAATATCAATAGAGCGCCTGGCTAAATCTGGAGTTATTCAACTTCCTGCATTGCAGGTTTTCGAAAAAAATCAATAACTTAGGGCTGCGCCGTAGTGTCGAGGCTTACGTCTTCGAAGGCGAACAAGGTAAGCGCGATAGCATTATTGTCGTTGCCCAGTTGTCGCCGGAATTCACCGCTCGCCTTGTTGACCGCTGGCGAGAACTCGAAGGGGCAACCGCGAAAATACCACAAACCTTTTCTGAGGCATTGCGCCTTGCGGCCGACCTTGAAGACCAGAAGGCTGAACTGGAGAAACAGCTTGCTCTCGCAGCACCTAAAGTTGAGTTTGCCGATCGAGTTGGCGAGGCCAGCGGAATTTTGATTGGAAACTTTGCAAAGGTTGTTGGTATTGGTCCAAACAAACGGTTTGCGTGGATGCGCGATCACAAAATC